ACAATTTTGCCAATAGCCTCGATATTCTTCATCCGGTTGTGACAATCTTGGCTGCATCAATTTCTAGCTTTTGTTGCTTAAACTGAGCGTCAGCCGCTGCTTTTTGCTGGTCTAGCTCTAACCGGGCAACTTTAACTTGTGCATCTGCTGATGCTTGGTCTGTCTGCGCTCTGACCTTTGCCGCCTCAACCTCAATCAATTTATCTTGCGGTGTTGGCCCTGCTGGCTGCGGCGCTTCGATGCTTTCTAGCGTTTCTTCTAGGTCGCGTGCGCCAGGGAAGGCTTTTGCCGCAAACAGGAGCATTTGCTTTGCTTGGTCAAATCCGACAGTGCCAGATGACACCATTGGGCCAATGGCTTGCATAAATTGCGTCATAGCAATTAAGAAGTCTGTGCGGCTTTTCTGCTCTGTAGCGCTATCGACTGCCGCGCTTTCTTCTGTATCAATAGAAACCCGGTATTGCCGCAAGCGCTCATCTTGCATCACAGCAACCATCTCTGGCGTGATTTGGATGCCAGTAATGCGTGAAAGCAAGGATGGCTCTAGGTTTTCAACCAGCATTTCGGCTTTCATTTCCATAATGCTATCAAGAAACTGCTCTATGCGCCGCTGGCGGTTTACCAGCCGCATAGCGCCAAACTGGCCCTTTATGCGTTGCGCTGTAGCTGTCTCACGGCTTGCTGACTGACCGCGCATAATATCGGAAATGCCCGTAATTTCATAAATCGTTTGCACAACAATTTGCCGGGACTGATAAAGCTGGGCTAATGCCTTAATGATATTATCAAGTGGCGCTTCTTGCATGACATTGGCTAACCCGCCGCCAGCCTGCAACATAGCCATATTATCTACAGGCACGAACTCGTTATCTTCTGCGGTTGCAAGGCGCTGCAACTCTTGGAATGACGCATCATAAACACCGCGCCGTTTAAGCGCTTCTGTAAGGTTACCAATGCGTTGTGTGATAAGGTCTAGTTCAAATATCTGGTCTTCATATGTAAATAGCTCTGGCACGGGCAAGGTCGTGTCTGTGGTGCTGACCGCATATAACGGCTCTGGAATAGGCCAGAAACCATCTAAATTATACGGATCGTCAAACTCTTCTAACAACTCATTATAGTCAGATGCGATAAATATCTGCTTGCCGCTGCGCTTATCCCATATTTCATAGATTTCGCCCATATCAGGCATTTCGCTGTCATCATAGAGCGCATCATCACGCTTATAGGTCAGGGGTATGGCCTCACCTTTTGCGCCGTAATAATCAACTAGCTCTTGGCGGGTCATTAGGTGCCTAAAGCCAATCCAGGTAACATCTTCCCAGCTTCTTGCCGGTGACATCACAAAATCGCCCCAATGGACATACTCACAGCGAATAGACTGCTCGCCGATATACTCAACCGGGTCGCCTTCCATGAACGGGCCTTGTGGCCCCATCTTTACTGCCGCCTCATCAACCGGGTTGCCATCAGGGTCAAGAAATGACTGACCAACAGGCACTTCGCCCATTTGGCCCGGCGCAACCTCGCCAATGCCCATTACATTATTAACCTGCAACGGGATTTGCTCTGGGTCGCCCTCAACAAGCAAAGGCTCATAGACCATCCGCATAACACCGCGCCCAACAATAAGCTGGTCTTCAATAACGCGCCTCACAGCGGCATCAAAGTTATATACGTCTAGCTGATACTGCAATCCGCGCTCAATGACGGTTGCAAGCTGCCGACCTACCGGGTCACTGTCTTTGAAACGTCTGGATACGCGAGGTTTAGGCGTTTTGAAGTATAAAGAGGCTTTTAGCGTATCAACATTGCTATAAAAGATGTTCATGCGCGTTTCACGCATTACCCTGTCAGGGCTGTCATCTCTATATCTTGCAACAATGTCATGGCAGCGATTGCGCCAGCTTTCCTCAAATTTACGCGCTTTTGTAACTTCATAATTCCAATAAGCCGCACGGTCGCCCTTCTTAGAAGGCTCGCGGTCAAATGTGTAGGAATCTACCATTTAAAGTCTCCAGCCCGAAGGCTTGGTTGCGTTATCTAGGCCGGACATCATTTCGTCAATCGTAGGAGGCCGCCAAGGGTCTTCATCAATTTCTGGGGCGCGGCGCTGATATGGCCTAGCCATTGCCGCATAACGGATTTCATCCGCTGCATGATCCTCTTGCGTGGTATCAATGTCCTCAACTCGATGTTTATCATGAGTAAGGACAGGGAGCGTGCGGATCGTATCCACACATTCCGTAAATACATAAAGCATTGGGATACCATCATCACCTATTAGCCTTTGCCTAACCTGATCCCAGCCTGACACCCTAGAATTATCTGCCCGGCGAAACTTCACGCCCATTTTGCTTAAACGCTCACCAATAGACGGGCCGCCATCAAATTTCCAAATGCTTGGGTCGCCTACGCTAAAATCTATGCGCTCGCTGCGCTCTCTAGCCCTAATGCCTGCGCCAACTTCTTCTGCTGTCATCCGCAAGCCCACATTTGGCCTGCCTGACGAGCCATACCACTCGCGGTAGCGTATTAACGCGCCATCCGGGTATTCGTCATGGTCTTGGGAAACAGCCCACCAGCCCACGGAGAAAGGCGATGCGCTGCCCCAATCAAAAGACCTAAATTTAGTCCAGTTGCGCGGTATCTCAAACGGCCTAATAACGTGCAAATCACGCTTCCAGACATCGCCAAAGAAGCTGCCAACAACTAAATCCCAATCGCCTTCACGCAATGCACGGCCTAATTCTTCAGGCAATGCACTAAAGCTAGAGGCGTATGATGGGTCGATGTATTTGTTATCCTGCATTTTTGCAGGGATATACATACTTAGCCAGCCCTTATCAGCGGCATTGTTCGGGTCGCGCATCGTATGGTCGTAAAAATAACTCTCAGCCGGGGCCGGGTCGATATAAAGCGCCTTTAAGAAGTTATGGCTCTGACCGCCGGGGTTAGCTGTCATCACCAAACGTGGCAGAAATCCTTCTTGTTTCGGCTGGAAATTACCAAGCCTCATACGAGATTTAATATAGCCAAGCTGATAAGGGGTCATCTGACCGGCCTCATCTACTAGCGCTATGTGTATTTCCGTTCCTTGAATACGGTCGCAGTCGCTGTCCCTCTCCAGATACTGAAACTGAATAGAACTGCCATTGAAAAATTCATAGCGTTTGCGCGTCTCATTAAAGTTGCCAAGCTCTGAAGGCATTTCTTTCTTCAGCGGCTGAATGTGGTTGCTATCAAGCTCTGGCAATGAACGGCGAAAGATAAACGCCTGTAAGCCCGGATTTTCCAAACAAAAGCCAATAACGTCCCATCTACCAGAATGAGACTTGCCACCGCCTGCTGCACCGCCGAATAATATCTGCTTGGCCTTGCATTTGTGCAAGAGCGCCTGCTTGGGCTGTGGCTGGTAATCCAGCTTTATGGTTTTCTGGGCCATTTACAAATAAATTGTTTCTGTTATCTTTGGTTGTGGCTGGGGTTAGATAAGTCTGATAAATTCTTTCACCAGAGTGCCGTCAGGCGCTACACTGGGCCTGCTAATTAACCTTAGTAAGTCGAGCAAGCACTGCTCCAGCCGCTACTCTTCACCCAAAATGCGCTGCAAGTAATCGTCAACAGAACTGGTTTTCCAGTCATCAACAATAATCTCATCAGCAAAATTGCCTATACCTTGGCTTCTGGTGTACTGCCGTTGCGCCGTGTCAGGCAGTTCATGGTCAGAAATACGCACCTTGCCGCCGTCAGGTAGTTCAATATATCTGCTGCCAGCCCGCCCCTTTTGGCCCTTAGACGTATAATACACCTCTAAACCGCGTTTTTTAGCTTCTCTTGCAATCGCTTCAACGGTTGCTAGCCTTGCCTCTGCGTCTATGGTCTGGCTGTCATATGTAGAATTTAACACACGCTCACGATTTGGCTTTGTCCAAGCATCAAACATAGGCGATTCTTTTATAGGCTTTTGCGCCTTTAACACCGTTGCTTTTGATGTTCTGACGTTTTTGTTTCGCTCTAAATCATCAATGCGGTCAGGCTTTGCCGCCTTGCGCTCACCTTGAAGACCTCTTATGCGTTCAAATTCTGCATAAAAGGCTTCGCTTTGATCCCTATCATTGACATCAAGCAAACCCTCTTGCCGCAAATCCTTTGCAACCTTCTTTGCATTTCTGTCTGTATTGCGCGAAATGGCGCGTGTTATTTCAGGCGATAACGCAAGCCTAGCAGCCCGTGGCCCCTTCAATAACGTACCAAGCGCAGCAGCCGCAGGAAATGCAGGCGGAAACAACGCCCCAGCCGCCATAGCTACATCACCAGCAGCGCCGCCAGTCTGCATAACAGCATCAATATAATTACCCTGCTGCACATTATCGCTAAAGCCGGGCAATAACTGCCCCGGATTAGCTGGGTCAGGTGCCTTGCCGAAATAATCAGCTATGCCAGCACCGGGCAGAAATAACGAGCCAGTTGCACCAGCCTGATAAGCAGGCATCTTAATATCTTCAAACCGCGTAGGGTTTTCCATATCAGCTAAGGACGGCCTAATCTTTCCACTAAAAAAACGGCTATCACTAAACGGATCAGCCCTAGCATCACTCGCTAGCTGCTGCGCCATCATGCGCCGTGCAAATCCCTGTGGACGTTCTGCCATCAAAATAATCCTCTAGCGCACGCCTGACATGCAACACGCGCCCCTGCGAGCCATGCCAGCCAGTAAGCGGCACACAAGCCCAACCATCAGGCACAGGGTCTTCAGCGAGGGCATAGCGTACCTGCAACCTGAAACTCCGATATTGTAATTAAAGGCGCTGTCAAACAGCTTTGCCGAAATGCTGCTCCATAAAACGCAAAGCAGTATCGCTATTCTTAAAAGATGGTTCAGGAACAACCAGTGGCGGCGACCAATCATCCCAAGAAGGACGGTATTTCTGCATCTTCCTATACTCAGCTATGTTGCTCGCACGCCAGACCCAGCCAACAGCACGCATCAAGCAGTAATGCTCACAAGTAAAGCCAAGATGCTTAAAACGGTTCAAATGGTTAATCCAGACGCTCTGCAAGCGCATCTCACCGCACATCGAAACTATCTCATCAATGTTCTGTTGCGTACAGAAACGCTTGTCTCTGGATAGCATAGACGCGCCAATACCATCCAAGAACTCACGCCTGTTGCTGCCATCAAAAGGCGCAAGGTCAATGATGCGCGGTCCTGCGTGCAACCTGAAACTCCAATATTTTGCAGAGACGGGCGTGTTCGTATATCGCCTTCGCCGCCGCCGACAGCCGGGCCTGGGGGCATGACCGGGGGCGGGTCAAAATCCTTTACCGCCTTTCGAGGGCGGTAACTTAAGTCCCGTAACTCATTGATACATATAGAATAGTGCGTAGAGAATTACGTAATCACTACAAAACCACTACAACTTATCCTGCTGGCGTTACGTCTATGACCTCTGCATCGTCACCGCGCATAATGTTTATCTGCACTGCTACACCGCTACCTTTGCCAGCCTCTGCGCCAAACGTGGCCTTCTGAGTGCGCTCTAGGTACCAGCTATCGGCTCGCCAGTCTTTTTCTCCAGCTTTTCCAATGCGCTGCACCCTGAGAGCCACAGCCTCGCTCTCTGCTGAGCGTACCTCGACACCGAACTCACTGTCTTCCTGTAGCCATCGCGCTAGAGTGTTCTCATGCACTCCAACCGCCTGCGCTGCATGTATCTTCGGCACGCCATCTTTAAGCAGAGCAAGCACTGCGTCCTTCTTGTCATCTCTGACAAGCACTGAGCTGCTAGACTTTGCTGCGGCTAAATCACTGTGATCTCTTCTTGGTTGCGGTTGCACCACTGCAACTGGTTGCGCTGGTTGCATGGTTGCATCTGGTTGCGATACTTGGTTGCGCTTACGCAGAGCCTTCTTTACTGCAAGCGTGAGAGGCTTATCTGATACCCACTCTTCTTTCTTGCAGCGCTTCTGTATCGCTTGCCTGCTAACCTCGTAGTCTTTGGCTACGCTAGAAAAGCCCTCGCCTTCTTGCACGCGCAATCTTATCTCATCCCAATCGACTTGGGCTGGCTGAAACTTTCTCATAGATTTCCCGGTGGTTGCTTTTGGTTGCCGCCTGTTACTGTAGCGCAACCACATCTTGTGTTATTGTAAGAAAATGATAACCGATTTCGCGCACTTCGCAACCCCTCTAATGATATAAGGTGCATCTTTTTTATAATACTATGCGTATATAGTTGACACCTTATGTCACATATACTACATTCATGGTATAGAGTTATTCAACAAGGGAGACGATTATGCAGGATAATATCAGAATAAATTTAAGTCCTGATGAGTTTAATGCAGCGGCGGCTTACGATTTAAAAAAAATGACGTTGGCTTGTCACATGGCGTTTTATGCTAAATCAAGTGTGGAAGTTTACACAGAAGACGATGAGTTAGCTTACATAATCCACAGACCTGAATCTTATATCAAATCGCAAAAAAAAATGGATCGTGCTGTTAAGTCCAGAAAGCCTTAAAGCCTATAATGCAACCGTATAAGCGCATCTCGATACCTGCGCTTTACGGCCTTTCCGTCACTTCCTAGCCCCAACATCCGGGCAAGGCGCGTCCACGGCGCTCCTCTGGCCTTAAACGCCGCCCCGTGAGCTACAGCCCAGACTAGCTTTCTGTCTTCTTCTGGCATAATAACTGTAAGCCGCAACGCCTCATCATAGTCGCTTATCTGCTTTGCATCAGGCCTGATGATTGTCTCACCCTGCTGTGTCCAGCCATAGCCGTGCCAATCAAGCGGATAATCAGGCCATGAGGCTAGCTTTGCCTTGCGCGTGGCTGGCGGCAAACGCCTGTCTGTCTCAGCAGCTTCTAAAAATAAGCTATGAATCTGATTAACGTCCATCAAAAGCCTTCTCCATTTGTTCTATAAAATAACGCTGTTGAAACTGGTTGCCCTGCCAATAAGCTCGTCTGGCCTGCTTGAAACGGTCTACAGAGTATTCCTTGCGTAACCGCGCCCACACTTTATCCTGTCTGATGGCCCAATTATTGACCTTTCTTTTTGCAACTTTAGAGCGATAATTGAAGTTCATGCTCTTAGCTGTTTTGCTAATAAGTTGCTGAACCATATAATTTTCTATTTTAGGGCTTGACGGATTTTCGGGCATCATTAAAATCAACTCCGTTGTCTATCTTAACAAAGATTGAAAGCTAAGATTTTAAATCTTTTATATAGATAAATAATCATTCGCTCGCTTCGTCTTTGTAAAGATATCTGTGCTAAGATAACTCTACATAGATCGTGTTGCATTTCGCGCCGCAAACTCACGCCAAATTCGTCTTTGCTATTGCATTTGACCAAGCTTTTTCGATGGCATCTAAATTACCGTCATAATAATCAGCCCAGTGAATGTCGTTGATCATGTTCTGAACGAACACGCAAAACGCACCTAACTGAGCATTAGTTACCGCAGACGACACGCCAGACTTATTGCAAGTAACGTGAACCTCGTGCTCAAAGCCCTTGAATCTCTCTGCATAGCCTTGCTTTGGGTTGCCTCTAGCCAAGTAAAAAGGCATGGCGTGTTCGCTTACAAGTGCTTGGTCAAGCATAAGTAACTCTTTTTGCCAGTCGTCCACGTCGCCAAGCGATAACATCTGCCCAGCGGCGGCTAATCTCTGTCTGATGCTCCAAAGCTGATTAAACTGCTTGCTTTTATCTTTAATCCGCAAGGCCGCCTCTATTTCTTCTGTGAATTTCATTGTGTCCATTCCTCCCTTTATTTATTTTAATACACTTCGCTGGCTCGTCGCAAATAAACGTGCCATCCCCCAGAATGACCCAGCTGAACTCCCTATGACGGTGTAACTTGTTGCAGATAGCACACCTGTCCGAGCCCTGACTCACCCCGACCCACGGGTTGCTGCTCTTCTTTCTCAACGCCCATCTCCATTATCTGCTTTGCCATCTCTGCAAGCAAATAAGGCTCACTTAGATAGCCCCTCTGCTTTAGTGGCTCTGGCGTGTCTATCCATACAAGGTCAAGGCTGAGAGCCCTCACAGAGCCTGTATATTGGCGCTCAATGTCCCACGCCTCTGCAATGCGAAAGATGCCCATGCCATCAGCTATCAGCCGGGCATATTCTTGCTGGGCTATCTGCATGGCTTGCTGCTCTGTCATAGCCAGTCCACCGTTGTCGGCCCGGTGTAGTCTCTGTCCCAAACAAACCAAGCATAGGCTGTTTTGCCTGTTGTGCCGTACCAAGCCTGATCCTGATCACCTCGCCAGATAGTCAGGCGCTTGCTAAACACATGCACTCTGGCTGGCGGATATTTGCTAAAAATCTTTTCATACCGTGCCTGCCCTTCTAAAAAGGGCAACCGTAGCAGCCAAGCATGTTTCTCAATGCCTAGCTCAACAGCCTTCAGCACAAATTCATTTGCTAATTTATAAGGCGGGTTGGTTATGATGGTTGCAGCGCTAGCCTTCTGCTCCATCAAGAAATCAACACCTGTATGACCAAAGCCATAATCATTTAAGTCAGAGCTATGCACAGCATATCCAAGTTGCTGTAAAACAGTTGTAATAGCCCCGTCACCGCAGGCAGGCTCCCAAATCGTGCTATCAAACTGCTCGACAGATAAAAGCGCTTCTGTAGCGTCTGGCGGCGTGGGATACCAATCATCCTTATGTCTTGTTTTCTCAGTCATCGAGCGACACCCTGCCCTCGAATATCGCAATCTCTAGCTCGTCATCAGTTAGGTCATCCCAGATTAAATCTTGGTCTGACTTCTTAGGCGGGGTTTTCTGCGGCGCTTTAGCAGGCGCTGCTTTCTTGGTAATGGTCTTGCCACGGGATAGCCGGGCTAATTGCTCAACAGTGCTAAATGATGTTTCACAGCGTTCACAAAAACGCCTGCGCCTTATGGACTTCTTATAAGGGCGGCTGTCTTTCACGATTGTGCGGTTATTGCAGGCAGGGCAAAGCATGTAGCTGCTCCTCTTCTGCTTCTGTCAGGTGCCGCCAGCCATTGCCCTCGCAGTCTGAGCAATCAGCAAACCGGGTGCCGATATAGCCGCCGAAATCGTGGTCTATAACATGATAGTCTTGGTCGCGGCTTCCAGAGCCATTACAGCCCTCACATTCAGCAACCGTCTCCCAGATGCCACATTCGCGGCTGATTTTCATGTAATCAACCACCTTGCGCCTCACATAGCTGGCGCACTAGGTTAGCTCTGCCTGTATCGCGCAAGGCCAGCAACGGCCTTAAATACGCCTCAACCTGCGCTAGACGCTTTGCTGTGACGCAGTACACGCCGCAACAGCGCAACCGTTCTTGTATATCTTTTTGATTTGGCGATAAGCTGCCGCCCTTTGGGCGCTTTAGCTCAAACATTATTGGGCCTTTAGCCTCAATATCTAGCCAGCCCGTGTCAGGCACAAATATTTCTAAATCAGGCCAGCCAGCCGCCATGCCGAGCTTTTTAAGCCTTACCTTATAAGCAACATGGCGTTTACCCTCATTCGGGCTGTGATGAACCACCGACCCCATAGGCAGCGCCGCATCAAGCCATTTTACAACATGCGCTTGTAGCTCGTCCTCAGTCATCCGGCGACACATCATAAAAGCTGTTGGGCTGAACCAGCCCGTCAGTTAGAGCGACAATGCGGCTCATATATGTTGGATGAGGAATTTTGCGCTGCACATTCCCAGCGGGTAGACACCAGCGCCGGGCTATTGTTGCGTGGCTCGCTCCTACAGCGTCAGCTAGTTTGCTGTACGACCAGCCCTGATTTTTTCTAAAGTCATCAAGTGTCATGCTATTTTAATTAATATAGTTGACATCTTATGGCAACCCACTTACTTATATTTTTAAGTGACACAAAATGACAGGGTATGTAACATGGTTATTATGAACAATAATCTCGAAAAAATGATCCGCGCTTCTGGCTTACAAAAGAAAGTAGTTGCCGAGCGCAAAGGCGTGACGCCTGAAACCCTGTCACGGCATATTCATGAAAAGGTGCCTTTCACCCTGCGAGATGCAGAAGAGTATGCAGAAATTCTTGGTTGTATACCGCACCAGATATCATACAAATCAGACCCTGTGAAAATTGTAGGTAAGACTCATTTAACAAATGATGCAAACAAAAACATAGTTAGCATAAATACTTTTGAAGAATCGTCAGAAACAAATAAACTAGGTTATGCTTATTTAAGTTCATTCCACCAAGCTGGCACTGGCGCTGTAACATGGACAACTGATGCAGATTTTATTGGGCCCTATTCAAATTTTCATCAAGCCTTAGAGACAATTAGATTAGCGCCGATTGAGGGAAAATATGTTGATAAAGAATGTTATCAAAATTCCTCTTGGGTAAAGTTAAAAGAGCCTCAAGTTATAGGCGGTGTGATGAAAACCTTTACTCAAGGCGTTTTATTTCCAGAACCCGGCGGTCTTTATACACTTGCGAAACAAGTTTTTTACGATGGTAATAGCATCTATAGAGGCTTAGAACTCGAATGGGCTACGCCTATCTTGGCAGTTATACTTCGTCCAGACCTGCGTGATGTCGCTTTTGTTGATAGTATTGGAGACTTTTAAAACATACCCGCTTGACATTTAAAGTCTACCTTCTTAATCTCCTCTCAGTGATTCTTACTGAGAGGTTTTTTTATGCTAGCGCCAAAAGATATTTCTTGGGCAACCAAAAAACATTATTTGCATCACAGCAACCCTTCGCGCCCTTTATGCGCCACGCTCTTTGATAAGTGTGTTTTGCGCCCCCGCAAAAATGCGGCTTGGAAAGTTTCAAAGGGCGAGGCTGATGGCGATAAAATTATTGCCAAGCAAACAATTCAATTTTTAGACAATGATAATGCAAACATGCTTGCAGGCCGTATTGTGCAGGATTGCGTTAATCAGCACTTGCTTGACGGT